TCTAGTTCTTCTTTAGTAGCCATATGTTCTTCTTCTTCAACCAGCAATGTAATGGTATTTTCTACAACATTGAATCGTTGTTGGATTTGACCAAGACTAAACACAGCACCACCAATAGCGATGACCGCTACCAAGACCTGTTTTAGTGGTATATTAGAATCCAGAAACGCCATTACTTCACCAGACATACTACAAATGTATAATTTCGTTTATCTGCGTATGTATCTTTTTTAATTTTCCATAGGCAGTAACCAAGATTACATTCTCTAACTCTGACCATTCTACGACAAACTTCTTGTCAAGAATGCCATTGTTCTTTTCCATAATCAATTTGTTTAATGCATTTATAGTATAAATAGTATTTGATTGCTTCTTTCTGTGAACAGAGATTGTTGACTCCAAGATGTCATTTAAATCTGCGTTGACCACATTGTAGGTCAAGATTAATTGTGTTGGGTCTTCAACATTTTCCAGAACAAATATCTTATCAAACACTACTTCATATTTATCTAATATTTTTTTACAAGTCTCTTCTAATTCATCCGACTTACAGAATGTAGACAATAATTGTGTTCTCATATTGATGCTCGTGTAAAATATACATCAATAAATAGGTTTCATAAAATCAAAAGTTAAAATTATGACCTACTTTGGCGGTATATGGAAACAAAAGTTTATCCTTTAACACATCTCTAGTAAACTCAACCTCGTCTGGTGTAATTTCAAACACCATAGAGTCATATGTGTATAGAATCGGCGTAACTCCATTGACTATGAGACTATGTAGTTGTTTAGCATTGGTTTCTGTCTCTAATGCCTGAATATAATAGTTGAAGACCTTGTTTTTACTTGGATTGTCCACCACGATTTCATTATCATAGTCGGTCACCAGATATCCACAAGATTGATATTGTGCCCAGAGGTTTTCCTGAAACTTTTGGATTTCTTGGAACAATTGTAGACTCTTAACATTCTCATCCATCTCATAACCATACAGATTTCTAAATGTTATCTTTTTAGCCTCATCATATTCCACATCATTCAATGTATCTTTGTTAAAATACATCTTACCCAACCATTCATGAGCGTTTTTGGGTATTTCTATTCCCAACTTCTCACAAATCAAGAACAAATGGTAGCTGTTAAAGTCAATGTTGACCAATAGTTTGTCGCTCTGGAAAATGTCACGGGAACCATCGGTCTTATTCAATGCAGCATAGTTGATTCCACCATGAGTATTGCTTGGGCGACCAGTTTTTGTGTATATATTATAGGATGTATATACTCTGTTCTCCTGTATCAAATACCTCTTGTCTTGTCCGTAGTGGTTAAGGAAAAGTTCGTCATTTACAGGGACGCCTAGACGTTCTATGGACGAAAATACGGAGGGTATGAGGTGGTGATACATCGTTTTGTATCGGTCGGTCATACCCTTCTTTGGCTTTAGTTGACTACCGATTTCTTGCATACTTTCTAGGTGAGAATATAGGGGAATAATTCTGTTTACATTCTTGACCACGGGTAGTTTTGTATGGTAGAAATGACTGAGCTTACTAACCTCTGGTGTATCATTAAAGTATAACAAGTCTACGTTGTTATTGACCACGATACCTAGATTGACCAACTCTTTGATGTTGGTTGTATATGCGTTATTGATGACCAAGCCTTCTGTGGATTGGGTGGGATAGTCGGGGTGGTCAAACGACGAAAAAAACTCACCATCTGTAGTTTTGATATACATACAAGACAATGAGTTGTTGCACGAATGTTGTTTGTGGTCAGTCAACACATACAGAACAATCTTTTGTTGGCCGTTCTTTAGGATTGTTTGTAGGTTTTCACCAGAGATATATTGCATTACTCCCCAACATAGAATTGGTCGTATTTTCTTAGGTAGCTTTTTAGTGCAGGAATCTTTCTACTATAAAACATAACACTAGCTTTGTTCTGTGTCAAGACGCCGGGAATGGTGATGGGTTCTTTTTCATTTGGGTTAGTCATATAGACTTCTATGATTGTATCTTCTTTTTTACCAACAATGAGCCATTTTAAATATGTGTTAACAATATATTGGTTACCCATATGTTTTTCGTATTCTCTTAAGTTAACCTCATACACCATAGTATTTATTTGGTTTGCTTTAGATACAAAATAACGATACATATATTTTCTGTTCTTATCACGATTGGTGACCACGGGTGTCGTTGGTTTTATGTTTACTAAGAATGACATTATACACTTCCTCGTCCGTATGCTCGGGGTGATTCTGGGTTCCTAACTTCCCTAACTGCTCTTGGATAATTCTTTTCCAATGTAGTAGCTATCATAATACCATCTATCTCAGTAATCCACCCATCAGAATTAATTGTATGTTTATATCCGATCAACATAAATACATTGTTTTCATCATATGGGTCAGGTAACATATTTCTAACCGTAAACATATCACCAAATCTAAACCCATCAAGTCCCACTAATTTAATAGTAACCTTAGCACTTGTAGGAATTGTATTTAACATTCCTTGATTTATTGCTTCGGCTTTCATAACTTCGGGAGCATACTCTTTGTATGCAGTTATTAATTTGAAATTTTCTCCTTCTGATTGAATCACTTGTCGAGCGCGTTGTATTGCTTCTGATTCCATCCAACCTTGTTCTGTAAACCATCTAACCAAACGGTCGAATAAACCCACATCACTTTCACTTAAGACTTTGACCTTAAAAAAATCATCTGTTCCATCGTCACATTGACCTTCACCAGATGATGCTCCAGAACCTATCAATGGGGTTATTAGTGGGTTATCTTCATCATCTGTAAGATATCCATTTCTAAATAATTGATATGTAGACGCATCACCAACAATGTTTCTAGTATTATCTCTAAAAGTATCGGCAATAACTGTGCTAGCCACACTTTGGGGCAAAGAAAAATCAAAATTATAGGATAACGCTTCCGATATATCATTTTCAAAAAATGTATATAAATCTACAATTTCATCTTTTTTAGGATAATTGTTTGCGTCATAAATTGTAAACACGGATATATCTTCTCCCGGCAAGACAATAGAAAGCGTACTACCATCTGAAAATTGTTCAGAAAAATTAATTTGACCCGAATTAAAAGTATAATATCTCAATTTTAAATCATATATCCCCGAAGTTGCACTATTTATTTTATTCAAAATTTTAATCAAAGCTTCTGAAACAGAATTAGAATTTAAAAAACTATTCCTTATTAAATTATAATTTATAAAAATACCATCAAATGTTTTATTTTCACCATACCTAGAACGACCAGAAATATAATTTGATGTCTTAAAAAAAATATCTTTTACTTCAGCATTACTTAAATCAAATTTATTTTCATAACCCTTAATTATTCTATCCCACAGAGAGGACTGTGTAAAATTATCATATAAGTTTTCATTATTAATAAGAACGTCCTTCAATCTAATACTTCTTAACGTAGGAATATATCTTGGGGGTTCAAAATTAGCCACTGTGTTAAAAGTATCATTTTCATTTCCATGCATTTCTTTCATAGTATTATAAAAATCATTATTTACGGATGTATTAATTCTAGTTTGAGTGGAGATATCCGCCTGTTCAACGCGGCGGCGGCGCTCTACGCGCTCACCGCGATTGTCTGTTGCGGTGCCCGTTACAAACTGAGTAAGACTCGAAATTTGAGCACCAGTTCTAAATAATATATCAGCTTGACCATCACAATTTTCTGAATTTTTGACTGTATCAAACAAAATTATAGGCAATATTTTATTCAAAAAATAAATAAAATTAATATACGATTCATCCGACAAGGGTACCGTGCCGGAGGCCTTGACTGCCTCAAAGTTGCCGGGACCGGAGGCGTCGGCGCTCGCCGCGGCACTCGCGCTGCTACTCTCACGACGATCAGCGATCTGAGCGTATGCAGCAACCTCACCCATATTTATAAAATGTATATGATTTTCGTTATTATGATTAGGAAGCGCAGTGTTATCTCCCTCAAAATTTTGACCAGTATCTCTTAGTATATACTGAAACACCCTATCATATTTTTCATCGTAATCTAGGTCATCCATTTCACCAAAATTAGCACGAATAGAATTTGATAAGTTTGCCTTCTCCCCAAAACTTAGAAAGGTGTCTTCTGGTGGTAGTGCAAACATATATTCTAAAGCATTAATTAACTCAATGCTAGCTTCATATTCATTGTTTTCATTCAATGATGTTTTGAAATTACTGACCAACCCCACAACAGCGCCAGACTCTCTATTAGCTACAAGTTTAGCAGTTTGATATAAATCTTGTTCAAAAGAATTAATTGTTGGACTGTCTAAATCTTTAAAAAATTTTAAATCACGTAAAAGGTTTACCGTATTATCTGCATCTGATTTAGTTTTGATATCATCATAGTTTGTTCTTAAATGACCATATTCAAGCAAAATGGGTGTGCCGGGACGCATAAATGTTTGATATAGAAAATCATATTGTTCTTTGCCATAAAATTTAAAATTGACCTGAGCTTTGAATACCAATCCGCCCTTGGATTGAGTAGATATAGAAACATCGGTTACGCCGGGAGAGGGTAGATTTACTTTTGATGGGATAAATACAGTTGAGGGACGGTTTCGGTCCACATAGGTAGTTCCAATTGCACTACCCTTTCCAGATATATTAGTCAAACTGTCCAAAGAAGATTCTCTGTAATCAGATAACCCAATGGTTAATCCGCGTATGGTATTACCATACAAAGTTCCTTGAACAAGAGAAGTGACCCTAACTACCGGAGAAAATACATCCTGTCTACCTTTATGAGTTCTTCTGTATTCAAGTTCTTGTTTAATATGAGGTCTAAAACTTTCTCTAAATAAAGGCATTATTAAATCCTTGGAATACGTATAACTTCATTTGGTTTAGGGTATAAAGTTCCCTTTACATAATTGTTTGCTTGTGCTATAACATACCACAATGTACTATCACCATAAAATTTATATGCAATATTATCGAATCGTTCACCCAACTGTGGTGTGTATAATTCTATTGTGGGGGTGTCTGATGGAATAGAATCTGGAAGGGATATTCTATATACCCTACCCCTTCCATTAACTTTTTTTGTGAATTGTTCTTTGAATCTATCCATTTGTATTTCCTAGACGCCTAGAGTAATGTTGGTATCTTTATATATGTCAAAACTAAATGTGTCATAGCTTTTCTTATCCAGTAATCTTAATTGCATATTACACTTGACCGACATTGGAATTTGTTCGTCAATGTCCCACGATACGTCCTCTTCTATTCTATGAGTTAATGATTGTAAGATACATGGTTGAACAGTATAAAGTTTTCCAATGGTAACCTTGAATATACTTGGGGTTTGATAGTTTGTACCACGGGACACTTTAGGATATGCAAAAGAAGTTAATAGAGACATTCTGTCTAGTATTCTTTTAATTTCATCTTTACTGAATGCCTGTATTGTTAACTCAAAACTTAAATCTCTAGTAACTTTATTGTATGTATAGAATGTTTCGTATCGACCAATATATTTGTTTTCATTATATGTTGGTGTAATTGATTCGTTTATATCTTTGATGAACGCTCTAAATCTAACATCATAATTTCGTATAAATCTAGTTCCTGTATCTGTATTAGGGTCTGGTACCGGACCAGATAAGTTATGAAAAATAACATCAATACTATCTACATCCTGACCTCTTGGTATGTCCGTTTTTAAAATAGTTGGAGCCGTCATTGGGTCTTTATAATAACGAGTTCTTGCATTAAAGGTTCCATCTGAAAAGGAGCCCGTTCCTAGAAATGGAATGTTTAAACCTTGTTCTTCTCTACTTGATGCTAGATAGTTACTTACTTCTGTTGCATATTTTTCATTTTTATCTATCCATTCGTCTAATTTTGTTTGATATGAAATGTCACTAACAGTATCTTCATCTTTTATGGGAGGTGGTGACTCATTGAAATCATATACATATCTGTTGGCCAATCCTATTCTAATAGATCTATTATCACTTAATATAATTGAACTAAACTGTCTACCTAGATCTATCGTGATGCCCGGAGATTCTATAACTCTCTGTTGTGAATTACTTCTAAAATATAGCCCGGCAATTTCTCTTTGTTTTCCAGTAGAAACAATTGTATTGTTAAGAGTAATCTCTTGACGGAAGCCGGGAGTGGTAATTTTATTATCTCTCCAACTATATAAGATAGAAGCCGCCTCGTTGTTAGAATAATATTGGTCTGTGTAGGACCACAAATGATTTCCAGTAAATCCAATTTTATCTACCAATTCATTATAATGGGTTGCTACAAGATTTTCTGTATCTGCTTCTGGTCTTCCTCCAGTTGGGTTTTTAAATTGTGCGGAAAATCCTGAACCAATTTGTCTAAAACTAGCAATAACATTATTTTGTAATCTACGACCAATTCCATCCAACGAAATAGCAGTTGGTTGATTGGTTATATTTAATATACCACCCTTACCACTATATCTCGCGACGGCGCGAGTTTTAGATTCATCTACCGTTTCTTTTTGTAATCTAGCATATCGTTCTGGGTCAGATGTGCCACCAAACAAAGATTGTATTGTTTGTTTAACATCAACGTGTCTTGGCATATGAACAAATGGAACAGAATGTATTTGAACATTAAGTGGGTTATACAATCTGGTTTGTGCAAATGTATTACCTGTTTGTAAGAATTGTTGTTTCCCAAGAAAGACCACACCCTTAGCTGATTTACTAAATTGAAACATTCTGTTGAAGTCTCTTCTTGCACTTAAAGATACTGGATTTGATTGGTCCTCAAAGAATGTATTGTTCATTGGTTCTGCATTATCCAATGTAGTATAACGGTATGGTTGTGTATCGTCATCTTCTTTATAAGGATACTTTACATAATTGTACAGTTCCGATTCCCTTTCTAAGAATAAATCTTTAAGTTCTGGCATTAGTAATTCCTAATAGCATTTTGTTGTTGTGATTCCATAGCCTTATCAAAACCTGTTATGTTTATTTCTCTTGGAGCAAGACTACGTTCCTGTAACATAATTAGTTTATCTAGTCTTGTTTCTAAACTTCTATAATCGGCCTGTTGGGAAGATATTTCTCCTTTACCATATAGTTCTGTTCCTGCGACCAAGGTGTCTCTATTATTTAATGCAATATTTCCTGTTGGAGTGACCAAGGTTCTTTCGCCGTAGCCGGGTTTAGATACGATGTCGTCTCCTCTCGTCGTGGCCGCGAGAGCGGCTGCAGCGCCACCAGCGGCGCCAAGTATCGCACCACCCGAGCTAGCTCCTACCGCGGCCCCCGCGGCTGCCAATCCGCCTTTTATACCAGAACCGCCAATAACAGCACCAACTATAGCTCCACCCACTGCGCCTAATGTAACTATAATACCTTTCAGTAACAAATTACGGTTACCATCCAAATCCATTTGAGCGTCAAAATTAATGTCTTCATTGGCAAGGATACGGTCAATTTGGTCTTCGGTAAACCCTGTGGCTTGTTCTAGATTTTCCAGAGCGGCTCTATTTAATTCTGAAGCGGAAGTTATACCAGCTCCCTGTAAATCCTCACGAACAATATTAATTAAATCATTTGTAGAACCAGTTAGAGCAACACTGAATAGTTCAGAGAAATCTGTTGCAAAACCGGGAATCAATGCTCTGGTCTGTGCAAAACTTTCTACAGTTCCTTCAAAATTAGTAGCAAAACCAGTGAGAGTTTGTTCCATTTTACCAAACTCTAAACCAAGTCGTTTAGCATTTGCAATACCTTCTACGATAAACTCATTGAATTTATCACCGGCACGAGCAACTGCTCCCATATTTTTATTGATTTCTTCGGCAGCTACACCACTGACAATACCCTGTTCTCTAAATGCATCTAATGCATCTGACGCAGATAATGCGTTAGACTGTAATGTTCTTTCCAAACCGACCAGTTGTTGAGCGGTCAATCCATAACTTTGAGCTACTTTGGTTAGGTCTAACGCAGAACCAGATGTTGATAGTCTACCAAATTCTTGAGCCAAAGCGCCTTGAGTTTCTAAAATACGTTGACTACTAACTGTAAAGCCTGTTAATAATGAATTTATAAATGCGGCGATTCTTTCTTCAAAAGCTTTACCTACGGACACACCACCAAGTTGTTGTGATATCTGAACTAAAGCATCTCTAAATCTGCTTAGTGCACCAACTACAAGGCCGATTGTAGTTATTACTAATCCCAAACCTTTCACAAACGTTTGTGTCCTGTCTATTTTATCTCTTTCAGATATTTCTAGGTCTTTTTGAGTTTCTAAATACTCTTTTTGACGTTCATTTGCCTGACGAACAATATTTTCTCTGGCACCTTCACGTTGAGCAATTGCCATTTCAAAATCTCTCTCAATATTACCCGGAAGCCCATACCTTGACTGTTGTTGTGATTCAGCTAAACGTTCTTTTTGTACTCTAATCTCTTCGTCTAATTCACTAACAATACCCTGTTCGCGGGGAGTAAATTGACCAAGATTTTTATACATCTGTGCATCAAACTTAGGAAATTCTTCTTTTATTAATTGTTTATTTTTTTCTGGGTCTTTTAATAGTTCATCAAGTCTTTCTGACACTTGTTTGGGGCGGCCCGCAATTCTTTCACTTAATATGGGCTCACCCCCTGTTGCTGCAGCTTTAAGACCTTCTGTTATTCCCTGTCGTACAGCCGTTTTTATGAGCATTTGTACACGTTGGGCCGGAAGACTGAAGAATGCACGTAGTCCTGTACCACCCACACCAACACGGGTATTTAAATTATCTCGACCACCGAGGGCGCCAAGTTGTTCGGCAGCTTGTTGATTTTTCATAGTTCTAGTGAGACTATTTATCGCACTAGTTAATGACTTCAACTCGTCTTCGTTCATTATCTTCTCGCGGCTTTATCCATTTCCTGTTTTCGTTTTTCGGAAATGTCGTTTACAATCGTAACATAATAATTTCTTAGACTGACCGGCATTTCATACCAATCTCTTAATGTAAACCCATCTACATTCATGGTCAGATTGACCATCATTTCGTGTAGATACTTTTTATAGTTCTGCGTCAGGCCATAGAAAGTTAATCCCGATCGGGACACCTCCCGTGATGACATGACCACAATTTGTGCATTCTGTTTCAAGTGACATATCAACGGATGGATTGATATTATCAAATTCTTTTCTAATAAATTTTGCATCTCTGATAACCAGATTATCCACCATGTTAGATAATTCATTTTTATCGGTGACACCATTTATTGAAACTATAATCTTTTTTAATCTTGAGGTGACCATAGATGAAGTTCCTAGTTTGGATTCCACAGCCTTTACATCTTTCTCAAGTTGCATTTCTTCTTTTCTTGTTAATGTCTTAACCACGACATCTAAACCACTTGGTGTACTGAAACTATAATGGCCCTCACTGTTTGTATCTACAACCTCCTCTGGAATTTGCAATGTTGACAAATCTATATTATGGTCGATTTTTGTATCACATTTACCACAACTGATTTCTACTGGGTATTCTTTGCCATAAGCAAGAACTCTTGATGCCAGTAATACGGCATTTAAGTCACCAGTAGATAAGTCTTTTGCTTTGATTCCTTCGTGAATGACCAAACTATCCATTAGAACATCAACAACTGTTCCCTTTGTAATAAGATTGGTATTTGTCAAAATGTCTTCTTCTTTAGCTGTCATATACTTGACATCTAACTTACCACCATTTTCCCGTAGAGGGTGTCCTTCAGGATAAATCTTTCCCTGACTTGGTAATTGGATAACCTCCGTTGGATACATAAACTCTGTCATAACTTTTTCCTTATATTAAATGTAACATTTATAAATAGTTTACTCTAAATATTTTTCCCTAGTGAGGCGTTGCACGAACTCCTTGAATACTGATTTGGAGTTTTCTGGATTGATGACCTCACCATCTACAATCTCAGAAGCAATCTTCATCTTGTCGTTGATGAGTTCTGCCATATATTCATCTATACTATCTTCAACCGTCATATAATAGATTTGGACCTTAGCGTCCTGACCAATTCTATGCACACGGTCTTCTGCTTGTTCGTGGTTAGCAGGCACCCAATCTCTGTCTAGGAATATCACGGTATCAATAACGTGTTGTAATCCGTCAATACCCATACCAGCTGCTTTAAGACTGAACAACCCAACCTTTGCTTCTTCACTGACCAACTTGTCAATACTTTCCTGTCGTTCTTCTTTTTTCATTGACCCGTGTAAGAGTGCGGCATCGTGACCATAATGTTCTGCTAGTCGTTTGAGTGGTTCTACAAAACAACAGAAGATAAGAATGGGTCTGTCGTTGTCCAGATACTCATCTATGATTTCGTGGAGACGAGGCATCTTTTGGTCAATCAAGAACGATTGGATTTTAGGCATTGTGCCTACGGTTGGTTTGCCACTGAACTTCCATTGGTTAAACAACTCGTCTAACATTTTTAGATACTCTCTACGTTCTTCGGTAGACATCTCAATGTATAAATCGTTTCGTTGTTTATCTGGAAGTTCTTTTAACACATCTGTCTTTTTACGACGAATGGTTAAGTCTTTTGTGCGTTCGTGTAGTTCTCTTAGATTTCTGACCGGAACTCCTTTCCACCCACCATATCGTTCTGTGAAGTGATAGAAGTTGCTGAACCTGTTCTTGTCTAAGATATGGAGTAGGGTGAACGCCTCAATAGGGCGTGACATTACGGGTGTTCCTGTCAAGAACACAATGTGGTCAGTCTTGATGCCGGGATACTTTCTGCGTTCTTTGTATGAACCAAGTAATGACTTAAACCTAATTGTGTTTCTGTTCTTTAGGAATGTTGCTTCATCACAGACCAACATATCAAAGTCCATCTTACGTAATACATCGTGGACTTTTCTTACAGCATCATAGTTGATAATATGGAATTGGTTTTCTAAATCACCATCTACATTTTTACTTGTCCAGACGGTGCTATTTAATCCAGTAAACTTCTTGACTTCTTTTCTCCAGTTGATGACCACGGACAATGGTGCGACCACCAATGTCTTTAGGTTCATCACTTTGGCGTATGCGATGGCTTGGACTGTCTTACCCAATCCCGGCTGGTCTGCGATTAATGCTCTACCTTTAGTATGATATAGGAACTCAACGCCGACTTTCTGGTATGGAAACAAGTCTAACTTGAGCCCTTCTATCTTAAAGTCGGTATCTTCTTTTTCTCTTACTTCTCTTCTAACCTGTTGTTCCTCAAGTATCTCTTTGTAGAGACGCTTAATTTTTGGAGTGACTTTAACCTCGTAGGTTTTAATAATCTCAATAACCTTGGGTAACTGAACTAATGGAAACTCCCATTGTTTTTCTTTGTCATTCCATTTACGACCATCAATGGTAGATTTAAATCTTGCAATAAGAGACTTGTCGTATGGCATATTAATCTTTGCCATCTCTTTATCCAACTCACTTATCTCAATTACCTTTTTGTGCTGAACATATGTGTTCTCCGTGGTCTTGACCCGTGGTAATTTGAGATGACCGATATCTTGGTTTTGCAATGCTAGAGTAACCGCTTCCCTCCAGATAGGAGAAAAGTCGGCTTTATCTCTAATCCAATATGCGTAGTCTGGACTTTCTCTTAGTATGTGCGCAAGAGTATACCCTTTAAATTTACCAAAGGGAAAGACCACGGATTCGGCTGAATCGTGGGGCACTTTACTCTGCTGGTTGTTCTACTCTAACGAAACGTAAACCTTCAATGTCTAGTAGCCAACCTTCTTCTTGCTTGAGAGACAACATATCCATAAGTTCCTGTGATGATTCGGTGATTTCGTTCATCAACCTCTGTTGTGTTAATTGTAACTCACGGTTGCTGTTTTGAATAAGAGTGACCAACGCTTTTGGTAGTGGTCGTTCGTCAACTACTTCAACTTGAACCTGTTGCGGTTGTTGTGGTAGTTGAGTTTCTTGTACTTCCTGTACTTCTTCTTTTTTCTTAGGCATATAACCTCCGTTAAGTAAATAACTGTTTATAATAAGTAGTTTGTTTTATTTTGTCAAGGGGTGATTTCCAATGCAGGTTTAGACGAATCTTGTGATACAGTAATATCAGTAGGACCAGAAGATTCAATCGTAATCGGTTGTCTTTGTGTATCACTAGGCACGACCACGGAACCAAAAGAACGTGGCAAGTCAGGCAAGAATAGTCGGTTTGCTTGGCGGGTTGGCCCGAATGGGTCAACAGATAACGCAGCTAATTCAATATCAGTCATAACGTATGGAACATAATAAGTAATATAAATTTTACCGGAAAATCCAGAAACGCCAACACAACCACCTACAAGTGGATATTTTGTTAAAGGACCATCAAGACTACCCGTTAATATTGAAGTTTGATTTTGTCCAAGTTTAATTCCATTCCTAAAAGCTCCAACTTGTAATGAAGAACTTGTTTGCCAACGAACATAAGCTAATGCAGGATTGTTTAATAAACTTACACCAGTTGTGGAAATAGCATAATTAACACCATCAATATCAAATTTAGCGGTCGGATTATAAGAATTATCCCACCGCAATTGTCTCCACGCGCCCTGTCCGGTCGCGGAGCCCATTATACCATCAAAATTGTCCGCGGCGGCGGCAGCACAATATGCAATCAAAGTTATAGAATCGGCACTATTAATTTTTGCAAGAGCGGTTGGTGATGCTATAAAACCGTCTGCAGTAGAGGTACCAGATACAAAGAGTCCGTGAGAATCTAATAAAAATGTCATTTGATTGCCACCAGAATTTGAATCGTGGTCAGCTTGGTCATGTCCTAGTACGGATATTTTATCCACTGGCGGAGCCTGTTGATTTTGCACAACGTCCCAGAGTGGTGTAATGATTGCTTCATTGGCCAATCTTCTCCACTCTGGTGATACTTGAGATGGCGACCACGACCACATAGGAGGTTTAATATTCATCGTGACCAACCTCCGTATCTAAGAGGATAAACTGATTCCGTTAGCATTCTTGTTTGGCGGAATGGACCGAATGGGTCTTCAGTTAAAACATCTGCTACATACGAAGGGTCACCGACTCCCGAACCAAAATAAACTGCTAAAACGGAACCGCCGGGGTGGATGGGGCCTGTATTAATACCCGACGCTAAAAAATTTGTTTCATTAGGCATTGCACCAGAACCAACTGATTGTGTTTGGTTGTAAGTTAATCCTGTAGTTAAATTTCTCCACGCTAACCAACCAGTACCATTTGCTCCCGTGGTTGAATGTATTTGAAGAATAATATCTCCTGTGTTAAGTCCAGAAGCAGAACTAAAGTTTGTTCCGTATATAGAACCAAATATATCATTTCCAAATCTGTTTGGCCAAAATCGGTGATTAATATTAACGGCACTACCAACGGGACCATATTGTCCTGTTTGTCCAGAATGAATCCAAATAACTGCAACTATATAATCATCACCCCCACCCAGTTGGCCAAAACTTTTACTTATCTGCCAAATAGAACCATCGGTGTCAGCAGTAGTGCTGCCTTTCCACGGACCCAATCCAAGTCCAAATGGTGTTACAAACATCTCGCCGGGAATCCACCCAGTAGGACCACCCGTTATCGCCCATGAACCATCGTGAGTTGTTTGTCCATATACATCAAATGGGGTGGTTCCCCACAGAGGAAACACAGCTTTAAATATACTTTTCCACCTTACATTATAATCCTGAGAAGATAGACTAGGTTTAATATTCATCCCCTTCCCCTCGCTCTAACTCTAATCGTTGGCCTACGTTCTACCCACTCAAATCCTCTTGGTGATTGACGGAATGGACCGAATGGGTCTTCAACCAATGTCTTGACTTCGTTATCAGTTAATCTGTTATCAGAATCAACATATATCGCGTATTGATACCCATCCCAGCCGTCATCACTATCCCCAGTATTCCAAGCTCCTACACGAAGTGGAGTAACACCCACAACTGTTTCATCTGCTGTAAATGTTTCTGTAGTAGCCGCTGCCAAAGTTTTTGTTTCTACATCCCAAATTTCACACAATACATTATCATTTCCGTCACATCTAAACACAAAAAGATATGGAACATTTTCTTCAACCACAGAAGCTGTAGTACCTTTTTGACTTCCACCAAGCCAAATTTGCATATCTTGTGGTGGAGTTCCGTTACGTACACGAGCCATTAACTGAAAATCAAGGATTCCTTCTGCTTGTGCAACCACAGCTTTCCAATCACTATTTCTTGTTAAATCATCAAACATACCCAGCACTGCAATTGTCCATTTATTACTACGTAAAAGCCACGATGTATCACGACCATTCATTCTAACTGCGTGTTGGTTGCCGGTCCCTGTCGAAAAATGGGTTCTAGCTGGTCCTAATGTAGAAGGAACATTTAACCGGATACCTGTGTTTGTACCAAAATTAGGTATAGGCCCTTCTCCCCCACCACTACCAATCCAATAAGCATATCCGTGTTTACTTCTCCAAAATGGAAGTTTCCATCGTGAAGATAGTTGTGTTGGGGAAATTGCTCCCAATGGAGGCTTAATATTCATCGTCTCCCCCTATACTTACGTTCCATACTTGTTTCGTCAACGGGAAATTCACGGAAACCTTTTTGTTGTGGATGGTGTGCACCTACATAATTTGGTTTTCCGTCATCACGATTCGTTCCTAGTATATCAAAATATATTGGATTTTCCGAATCGGTTCTAAGATTGGCACCTACGCGTAGGTGGTCATTTACTCCTACTTCTAACCGACCATCATAATATGAACCTGTTTTTGATGGTGTAGAACTTATAGGGTAACCAGTTAATACTACGTTATTACTTCCGGTTATACCCACCGCACTTTCTATACTATAAACATTATTTTGTGAATCCACACTACCAGAAGAAGAGTAATTACCATTATTTGGATTGCTATTAACAAACAAACAATTTTTAAATACGTGTCTGTCTCCTACTCTCACTGAATCAATATTATCAATGAAAGTACAATTGTATATATAGGCATATGGAGCACCACTAGCAGCTTGGCTCCCAAAAATTGATGCTTGGTTTGTAGTACTACCAAATGGACCCAAAAACATACAATTATTAATAAAAAATTTGCCTGGCGCACTAGTTCCACTGGTTCCTATTGCAATTAAACTAGCAGTTGGTTGATGTGCAACAAATAAACAGCTATCTACCGTAAATTTACCTGCATTAATTCCACTACCAACACCAATTCCAAGTAAAGTTCTGCCACCGGGGTTTAAATTATTAAATCTAATAGCAACACCTTCTATTTTAAACCCAGTTAGTGTGGAAACATCGTCAAACTGACCCATTGGATTACTCTGCGAGCCCTGTGCAGTTCTTCTATAACAATCTACGGCATCGTCATTCCAAAAACCTTTGTGTCTAACATCTGGATGTACCCATATGTGTAAATAATCATCTGGAGTGGTTGTCCAACCTTCTGGACTAGGTAAATCATTATTACCCGACTCTTCAAATGCTTCTCGTATACCAATTACGAATGGACCATTACCTGTTAAATCTTGTGCGTTATCTGCTAAAGAAGCGGATAATGTTGTGTATTGTTGATTTGGACCAACCCACACATTTACATTTGGGTAAGGTTTAGAGGCCATATTTTGTGCCTCCTATTATTAAGCGTTAACGCCGTCTTTACGGTATGAGAATGATGCGGTTAGGTGGGTGTCTGTTGTACCTGTAGACTCAACACCAACTCTAAACTTGTATACACCACTAACTAAGAAAGACCTAATGTCGGAAGTTCCAGCAGCACTACCACTGGTCATTGCAAATGATAGATAGTCAACTGTGTCCCAACTCTCAGAGGAATCGTCTAATGTGGATACAACGTGAACCGTGAGGTCATCTGTGGGTCCACCATATGTACCAGAAACTTGACATTGTACGATTTCGCCTGGGTTTAGTGTAATGTTTGTATCAAAATATTGTCTTGTATCAGTGATACTAGTTACTTGTGTAGCTGTTACTTTTGAACCCCATGCCATATTACATTCCTCCTAAAATTGTTTTGTTTATATAAATAGTTACTAACTTATTTTAAATGGTTTTCCTGTTTGACCGGATACTATGTTTTGTGCGTAGAATGAATCAAATTTTGTTTGAGTAACATCTTCTTTTTTATAAAAAACTCCAACCGAACCAGATTCATATGTTGATTCGGTCCAACTAACTGCTAAATTTCCGTTAACATAACAACTTATTGTGGTTCCAACCGCCTGCAATCTTACTTTGTCACCGGCGGCAATACTAAAATTACCGGATGACCCCCCGCCAGCCAATGAACCATTGTCCATACGCCGAATCCTCCGTCCGCCATCTACAACACCATCGTGAAATAATACATATCCACTACCACTTTCGTGTCCCGGTCCAAAATTTAGTCTGACTGCAGGACCAGCAAAATCAAAGCTACCTATGTCAGCATAAACGACCTCCGATAAATGGTCATTCGTCCACTGATATGAAGCAGTATTTAAAAATGCAAACCCATTCAGAGCTGCAAAATCTTGACCACCCAGAGCACCATCTTCAATAAACCAATTTACTCCGTTATCAGAAATATACAAAGTATTCTCATCCCAATCACCAGAAGCAGTTATACTTTGATTTGGTCTATTAAAATCATCATAGAACCATTGGGTGTCTGATTGTATGCTCAATCCTCGACTTCTATATTCGGTTGGCCATTCTACAGTTGAGAATGTGTAATCTATTGCATTAATATCTGTTCCTCTAGTAATGACCACTTCTTGACCAGAAGATGAAATTCCAACACTAAATAATAAGGAATTGTAGTAACCGCTGCCGTCCATGTTTTCGATTTTTCTTGCAGCAGATTCTCCCATAATAGATGTTGTATCTATATTAACAGTAGATTGTAAAGAACTAGAAAAAATATCTGGGTTAGTTGACAACTCTTTATCTCTAAATTCACTATAATGTGTTACGTTCATTTTCTGACCGTGTTTTTGTGTGTTCTCAATTAACCACACCGCAACAGAACCACTACCTTGAGTTCCTGCTTCACTTCCCGTAACTTTAGCTTCTATTGTGTTAACATCTTTTAAATAAACTTTTGCAATAAGATTTTTATTTTGATCACTACCAGTTCCATCTTTTGAATCATATCTGTATTGGGGATGTATAAATGCAGATGAAGTAGAACTAATAGCAACTGGAATTGAAATACTTTCTTCGTTACGGGAAGAAAATGTGTGTTCCGGTATTCGTTGAACCTTCCAATTTTTCCCTGTAAATTCTACTACCATTATTTGAAGTTCCGCGGAACGGTTGACGGTAAATTGTTCTTGATATTTATCAACAAAGGCCCGCTGTGAACTTGAATCCCAACTAGTTACTGCTAATGTACATGGTTCGGCGGTCCCGGGCGAGGCGGGATCTAGTTGGATAGCCCCACCCAAAAACACAACAACATCATTATCATTTTCTATATTAGTCACAACAGATGATGATTGTTGTGTGACATCACCATCTGAAAATGTTAAGTCTTCTACGTGTCTTACTATAAATTCATTGTCTCCGCCAACTGGGCCCGAATATTCTATAATTTCCCAATCAATAGTAGCGTCCTTGGCCGTGCCGGTACTTTCAAATTGTAATGAAGTTTCTAAATTATTTATGTCTGAAATTTTAAATTGGTGGCGAGCAGTCGTGAAATTTGCCTCACCACCACTACCAATAGAACGATTAGAGGTCATTCTAACAAAAGCACTACTAGAATTAATCGGTTCATAATCTACGCCAGCTAATAACACCGACGAACTAATAGCCGTTATATCTACAACCCCACGTTGGATTTTGAAATCAGATGCTTCTTTTCTGTTTTGTAATAGAACTAAAGCACAGGCGGCCGCGCCGGGAGCACTCGCACCAGCAGATTCGGCAGAAGAAGTATATGAACTAGTTACGGGTCCAGAAATTACTGTATAATCTCCAGAAGATAAAGAAAACGCTTGTGCACCGGCGGTCGTGACCGGACCATTGAGTCTTGTATTTTCTGAATGTGAAGCTGTTATTATCCCTTGACCCGCAGCATTAGTTTCAAATATAGTTGCACTGAGCACCATTGAAGGTTCACTCACGTAAATAGACGAAGTTATGTTATCGTTTGTAACAGGATATGGACCGGGGTATGACTCAAGACTATATTGAGTAGGAACCCCCGGTGCACAATCTTCATAAACGTGAGCGTGAATCCTACATCTATTGGGGTTTGTAAAGGTTATATCTTTGGTTCCGGTTTCACCATCTGGTATGTCGTAATAATACAAACCAAGTTCATAATTAGAATCTGTAGGTTTATTCGCTTCTACACTGGTAAAAATATCAAACGAATAATTTATTCCATTTGGGTCATAAGTTAAGGTATAATAGTCTGTACTACTAACATCTTGATGACCAAGAAAAACCATAAGTTTTCTATTTTCCCCAGACCCAATATCAATTGACATTGTTTTTTCTGTATTGTAAACCTCAGTATCTAAACTAGCACTAGATACAAATTTTGGAAACAATTTTACTTCTGGTGTTGGTGGTTTGGTAGTTTTGGTTTCACCTCTCGCTGTATAAGTTATATACATCGTAATATTTGTAGTACCTTGTGTACCTGCGGAGGAAATTGTACTTTCCCAAGCTACTTCATCATCACTGTCACTTACAAATCCACTAACACTGTCTCCCGTCACACCAGTTTCAAATCTATATCCAATTCCATATGTTGCATCGGACTTTACTGCAATCCAAACTCTTGTACCGGCAGCTATTTCATATCTACCAGAAGTATTAAATGTTATAAAACTTCCACCATATGTTCCATCAAGTTCAAAAACACCCAAATCTTCTAATAGTACAGCACCATTTGGATTAGTATCGGAAGTTCCACCAATATATACAGCGGCACGTATATCTTCATCACCGGGGCGATTTGTAGGACTATTATCATAGGCTACATAATAAGTCAGTGAATTAAGAACACCATCTTCTGGCATTGTATAGCTATTTGCCAGAGAGGTTGTTAAGTTTCCACCAGACCCTTCAGAACTTTGTTTACCAAGTATTCTAGGCATTACTCTTCACCAGATATCAGTTTCTTTAATTCATCAATTTGTTTTTGTTGTTCTTGTACGGTCTTGATTAACGGTATCAGTAACCCAACATAGGATACGGTCAGGTATCCATCAACATCTTCTGATACAAGTTCTGGGAATATTTCTTGGAGTTCTTGTGCAATCACACCAACGTCTTTTGTACCTTGACGTTTAGTACGATTTTGTCTTGATGGTCTAGTATCGTTTAGTTCTGACCACTCAAACTCAACAAGGTTGACATCACATATTCTGTCAGATTGTGGTGGTAATGGTGTAACTTTCGTTTTGAGTCTACTATCAGATGGAGTCTGTTGTGGTGCAGCAGTATCCCAATAGTATGCGTCTGCTCTAACAATTCCATTAACATCTAAATCGTATGATGGGTTTGGTTCACCAATACCGGCAAGACCACCACTTGCAATCAATGAACCTGTTACTACGATACCTTGGTCAAAGTTAACGAATCCATCTATGTATGAAGCGGTTTGTGCGCTTACTATTCCTGTGATATTAGAGCCATCACCAAAGAAGGCACTACCTGTAATTGTTCCACTTGCACTTATATCACCATCAATCAACAATGAACCAGTAACATCTAGTCCATTAGGGAATGAAATTAGTCCATCTACATATGAAGCAGTTTGTGCGGATTCTACATATGAAGCAGTTTGTGCGGTTGATGACGTTTGTGCGGTTTCTACGTATGATGCAGTTAGTGCGTATGAGGAACTTACAACGCCTGTGATTTGTGAACCATCACCTATGAATCCTGAAGCGGTGACATCTCCACTTGCACTCATACTACCATCTAGTAGTAATGAACCAGTTACTTCTAGTCCACTTGGGAAACTAATGTCACCAATAAAGTATGATGCGGTTTGTGCAGTTTCTACATATGAAGCAGTATTACTATAGGATGATGTGACCACACCTGTTACTTGAGAACCGTCACCAGTGAACGTGGATGCGGATACATCACCAGACGCACTAACATCGGTTGTATATATTGTTTCCCAACGATTGTTGTTTCTACCAAAATTTATTGTACCATTTGGAGCTGGATAGAAATCAGTGCCTATATAAACTAGATCATTATTTCCACCACTACTATGTCGAATTCTAATGTCAGAATTAGTACCTTGAAAATAAACTGTACCATTGTTTACGTGTATCGACCCAGTTTGAGTGCCGGCATATATCTGAAGTTGTTGTTGAGAATCGTCTGAACTGGATACTGTTAACTTAACACCATCCCAAGTTAAGAATTGTTCGCCATCCAATGTATCAGAAGTGCCTGTTGCAGTGACCAGATAATTGTCAGTGTTGTTATTGATGGTTACACCACCACCCCCACCACCATTCTCAGCGTATGATGCGGTTAGTGCGTATGAAGAACTGACAAGTCCGGTCAGAGCTGCTCCGTCACCACTGAATGAACCACTAAACGAACCAGTGAATGGTGCTGTTATGTCTGTGAATTGTGTGGAACTAGATACAATTCCACTTGGAACGTTTGATAGTCCTGTATAATCTACTTGACCAGAACTACTAACTACTCCCTTTGCATTTAGAGATGTTAAGGTTATTAATTCACTTTCAGAACCTAGTAGACCACCAATCCAATAGTTTTCACTTACATCCCAAAGTAATGAACCAGTTTCGTTTGTGCTTGTATCATTAACATATATCCCACCATCACCGGCTGCGTTATTTGCATTTAGTGTGATGATTTGGTCACCGATATCTACCTGAGAACTAGAGATATAAGTTGTAGTTCCATTGACAGTTAAATCACCAGACAGAGTAAGGTTTGTAAATTGAGGACTATCACCAGTTTGTAGTCCTGTATCTACATCGGTCTGAACTCCATTGATTGTTGCTCTGACCGTTCCCTGTGATGGTGAGGTAAATGAAGATGCACTTAGAATTCCACTTGGAACGTTTTGTATTGAGTCATAGTCTACTTGGGTGGAGCTACTGACCAGACCTGACGGTACATTGGTCAATTCGTTCCAATCACTAACACCGGCGTTCTCTGCATAAGAAGCGGTCGTAGCGAATGAAGAACTTACTACTCCGGTTATACTTGACGCATCACCAGTAAATGAACCCGTGAACGAACCAGATACTTTACCATTGTCAGAAGAGATTTCTGCACTTCCAAGATAAATTGTAGAACCACTTAAATATAAATCTCTCCATCGTAAATCTGTAGAACCAAGGTCATAGATTTCTGTTGTTGATGGAACAATGTGTCCACTACTGGAAATAATACTTGGTGTAATTTCTTGACCATTTATATTTGCAATAGTTTGTGTAGAGCTACTGACCAGACCAGATGGTTTGTTTGCTAATGTATCCCAATCACTAGCCGCTCCTTCCACATAGGAAGCGGTCAGTGCGTATGAGGAACTGACCACACCTGTGACATTGGAACCATCACCAGTGAATGAACCACTATAACTAAATGCGTTTCCAGATAAAATACTTGCTAACGATTGAGTGGTTGCTCTATTTTCTACACCATAAAATATTTGACCACTACCCAAGTTGGAAACAGCATTAGAACGACCAGCACCCAGTATCGTTATTTCTCCATTGTTAGCACTATTACCAACCGAAGCAATCTTTTGTATCAATGAGGGATGTTGTGGAGCAGAACCAGTTAATTCTCCCACACCAACAAACAATTCATCACCAACAGAATATAATAAGGTATCAATTCCACGGAGCGCACCATAAAGAACTGCGTGTCCGACATCATTTTCAGCTAGAGTTTCTGATAGAATACCAACTGCAGGCATTTTGGTTACATCACTAGAATCGGCAGCTGCTATTTGATATATACCATCACCCTGAAATCCTGTAATGTAAACTGGAGTTCCTTTGCTTAATAGTCCACCACTTGTATTTTTAACATCCAATGCCAATCTATCGGCATAATCTAATGTGATGCTACCTTGACCGTCTGTTTTGAACAGTTGATATGCATCACCATCAGTACTTGGATAGTTTAGACCAGATGCAGTTAATTGACCTGTTATTACTTGTGAACCAGAGAATGTTCCTTCTACATATGAAGCGGTTGTAGCGAATGAAGCACTAACAATGTCGGTTAGTCCACTACCATCACCACTGAATGAACCTGTAAACGAACCCGTTCTGTTCAGTGATATGGAAGATGTGGGGGTTACAAACGATACATCTAACCCATCGGCAAAATTTAATACTTGTGATAATCCCCGAAATACAGTATCATCTTGTACTGATACACCCGTTCCTTCTGCGGTGATACCCGTTAGTTGTGAACCATCACCCACGAAACCAGATGCAGTAACTCCACCAGCAACAACAAAATTATCGGCATATGAAGATGTAGCAGATACTTCTGCGTATGATGCACTAACCGCACTACCAGCACTATTAGCATAACTAGCAGATTGTGCGTAATCTACAAATACACTGGTTGCTCTGGTTACTGTGGGAGTATCAAATGTTACAACGTGATATTCATCAACGGGCTGTATAGTAACTATATAATCTGACCTTGGTGTTATAGTTACTCGTAGGTCAGGTATATCTAGAGTGATACCATCGGGTAATGACGCCATTTATTTTACCTCGTAACAGACGGACGGACAATAAATTTTCCTTCTATAATTCTACGAGTAACCGATTCACTAGTCATTAGAACGTCATACACATAATCTTGTGCAGTTAATGTCGCCGTTGTTGCGGGTGCCATACTGATATAAAGAGAACCAGAACTATTTGGACTTATCTTTTCAAATGAAAAATCAGCGGAAACATTTTCTGAACTATATGTTTCTCTGACCGACCCACTAAAGTTTTGGTCTGTGATGTCTATTGAGGCACCTGTCTGGTCTGATACTGATACGAGAATCTTAAAAGTTTCACCTTGTCCTACGGTTAGATTTGTGCTTTGTGCCATAATGATACTCTAATTAAATGTCTTACTATAAGTATTTTTGAATATAACAAAAAACCTCCCCGAATTGGTTCGGGGAGGTTTGCTCAGTAAGAGCAATTTGTATTTTCCTTCTACTAGTAGTTTAGGATGCAATAATCTGGTTGGACTGTTAGTGTAATATTCATTGGTTGGTCTTCATCCCAATTCATATCACCAAAGTTAACTTCTGTAATTTGAGTTCCTTTAAGAATCCATTCCTCAACCTTATCACCAACGGGCCCAAGAACATTGAATGTCAAATCTTTCTTATAGAAATCTGTATACCCGTCGCGACCAGTTACAGATTCGTGGTGGAGACGTACCCACTCCATAACGGACTGTGCAGCAGATGGAACGATTGGGTCATGCAATGTCATTTGTAAAGCGCTCCATACAGAACGACCTTTTACATATCTCTGAACATTGATATGATTTAAGGCTCTAGCTTCTTGTGTTAATCTTGGTCTTTGCATTCCCTTGATAACATATGCAGGAACTCCATCCATGTTCATAATGAACCTATTTTGCATCTTAGGCTCAAAAGCCTTGAAAAATAGCTCCTGTTCTTCTACCAAATTGGCCATATTTTGTCTCCAAAAATTATACTTTTATATAAATATCACTTACCACTAATTTATATAACCTTTTAGTTTATCTTAACTCTCAGGGAAAGTAGCACCTGTTGGTAAGATGTTAAAGTCAAGGACGATGAACTCAGCCGTTCTGGTTGGTTGTAGATAAATCTGACCAACTAGTTGATTTCTGTCAATGACATCTGGTGTATTGTTTGTTTCATCCATGACCACACGGAAAGCGAATAGTCCTTGTCTTTCCTGCACACTAGCGAGGTAAGGATTGACCAAGTTTAGGAATCTGTTACGTGTTGCTTCTGTGTTCTGTTCAAACAATAAGTATCTGGAACTTGATGCAATGTACTTCTTCAGAGCAATCAAGAGACGACGGACATTGATTCTATCAAGAGCACTTGAGCGTGTCTGTAGTGTCTTCTGTCCAAAGGCAACGATACCTTGACCGGGGAACTGTGCGATTGGGTTAACCTTATTCTCGTATAGTTCATCACGATTTGTTCTGTTAAGTCTTGTCTTAACACCCTGTGCTCCTGCGATACCACCTCTGTTTAGACCAGCGGGTGCGAACCACTCAGCAGATACACTATCACTATAAGCGAATGTCTCTGGTAGAACGACCGAAGGTGGTGCCCAGATAAACTTGTTTGTATTGGTGTTTAGAACTCTTACCCAAGGATACCAACCAGCGGCGTAACTTGTGTCAAGTAGTGCGGCGGTTGCGGTAGCAGTTGCGATACTGGCTCCGTAACTTGCTAAGTCCATGATAAAGAATGTATCTTGTCTGTCTTCACAGATGTCAATAGCATACTGGGTAATGTATGGGTGTTGTTCGTGGTTAACGCCGGGGATGACCAGTAGGTTCATGTCATAGGCTTCTGGGTTCTTGAGTGAGTCAAGAGCTTTCTTGAACGCCCTTCCACCTTCTGCCTGTGAAGTACTGATGTCAAACCCTTGGGTGTTTGTTGACACAATGTCGGCACCCATCTTTCTTTCTCTGTTAGGTTCAAACCCATCGAATCCACCTTGCATTGGCACGGTGAACTTACGATATGTGATGTGAGCACTAGCGGTTATACTTAAGTTAACATTTTCGACTTCACCACTAGCAACATTTTCTAACGAGAACTCAGTTAAGTTTGTATTTGAACCACTGGTTGCGACATATCCTACTGTAGCGGCTCCATCTGGTAGTGGGTTTAGGAACCCTTGGTTTGTATAGTTAGTTTCGGTGTAATCATACCCGTAGAACTTTCTAGCGTCTCTGACCGCACCTGTTTTGTATCCACTAATAACCGAAGCAGATGTCCAAGCTGTAGTTACAACTTGTGCTCTGACTGAAGTTTCGGTATCTTCAATCTTGAATGGTGCGTAAACAGCGGCGAATCCATATGGTAATGTTGTCTCTGGAACTGTTGCGGCAGAAACATCATCACTTAATTCAACTCTAATGAATTGACTCTTATTTGGGAAGTCACCGACATATAGGTATTCTTCGGAAACAGAATCATATGTTGAAACACTGTTACCGATTCTTCTTCCAATATAGTCTGAACTATTTGGGTCTAAGTTTAGATTGTCATATTGTTCAAGAATTTCTGACTTTGTATCTGTATCAGTAGCTTTTCTGACCAATAGTGAGAATGTTCCATATTGACCTTCAATCGTTCTATACTTAATTCCAGAAATTGAAATCTTGATATCGCGGTTACTGTTTGACCCGTCAGCTAGAGTATGGACTTTGAATAGGTCATATTTTGAACCACCGATTGTTTGTGAACGAATCCAAGGAGTTGAAGCGTTTGAGTATTCCTTAGTAGCAGCTGTACTGAAGTCTAAGAATCCAGAAGAAGTTACTAATGCAATTTCAGTCAAAGCTACACCACCCTTATCGGGGTCAATAGCAGATGGGAAATAAGCGTAGGTGTATGCTGGCGCGGAACCACTTGTTAGTGGAGAAGAACCAATACTATTAATAATATTATCAGCACTAGAGCCACTTGGAGAAACTGATGTATATTCCACAGCTCCGTTAGACCCAGTTAAACCAATTGTTAATGAAGTTGTTCCACTAACATTTGCGTTGTCTAACGAAACACCTGCAACAGTTGGGTGAAAAATAGCGAGAACTTTTTCGCCTTCAGAACCACTAGCAACTAATCTAGCAGAAGTAAAGTCTGAACCACTATATCCATCTAAACCAAGAACACGAACAACGGTTGCTGAACCGGCTTCTTGTAAATAATTTTGGACTGTATATCCTAAGTAGCTGTATTCATCTGCGGTACCGAACCTGTTCTCAAACTCTTGTTGACTTTCTACCATTACTGGAACGAATGCTGGACCCTTTTGAGCTACTCCAACAAATGCTCCACCAATGTCAGCCACACCCTGAGCTAAGAAAGATTGATCTCTCTCACGGGTAAATACGCCTGGGCTAACTACACGCTCTGCCATACTCTATTCTCCATTAGGTAGTTTTTATTTCACCTGTCTCAATATCAAGTAACCCTTCACCATACTTATCGTTTAAACTCTCTAAGTAATTTCTTTCTGTGTTAAAAGCAGCTAAAAATTGACTTTTAACAATCTCTATCTGTTCTTCTAACAAAGTTTGTTGTAAAACCAAATCACTTAGTTGTTGTGAGTTTGTGAGAACCTGTTCACGATTTGTCTTTACTTTCTGTAATTCTTCATCACTAATTTTTGTCATAACCTAACCATCCTTTGTATTATAAATATATGATAAATTTCTCAAAATGGTTCCTATTCAATGAATTTCTCTTTGATAACCAACTTTCTTGTGGTAAATCTAGTCTGGTTCATATTCATTGGTCGTCCATACTTGTCCACGGTGTTTTCAGGTAGTAAATACGCTTTAACAGTCATGGTAAATTCTGACCTGACCAACCTGTCTTTTCTTTCTGGCAATTCTACTGTATTTTTATACTCTTTTATTGATGTCTTAAATTTGTATTTGTCTTTTTCACCCCAATAACTTTCACCTTCAAAGGAGATTTGTTCAATTAGGTGGTTCATTTGTGCCATATATTCGGTCCAAACTACACATTGATATGTTAAATCGTAGTAATCTGGATACATCACTGATACATATTTATTACTTTCTTCTATACCATTTAACACAGCAAACCTATCATACTTGTTTCTTGGGTTCCATTGTGTAGAATAAAAATCTAATTCTTGATATTTTTTGACAGGACTATTCATACTATTTTTGACCAATCCTGTTCTGGTGACCACAAGCAAAGGTATTTGTAGTTTGCCACGGACATCTCGTAAGACACCATCTTGTCGTATGTTCTTCCAACGTTCTGGGTTACCATACATAATAGGAACTTCTATCTTGTCACCATCTTGTGTAACGTGTGGTTTGATGACCTGTTGCATATACTCAATAATAGTGGTATCAATATCAATAAGACCGACCGAGATTTCGTTTGATTCTTCGGCTTTGGTATCAAGACCACGATTTTGATACTGCCCATCGTTCTGTGCGTTCTTAACTAAATCAGTTACCTTGCTCATACTTGTCTAGACTCAATTTGAATGTTACTACGCCTTGTAAGGTGTGTAGAACATATGATTGATTGGTTATAACCCACTCTACCTGCTATAAGTTGGACTTCTTGGACATTATCAATCTCATAGAAGGCGTCATTGTATCCTATGACATCACCAATCTCTGGATATACGTGTCTTTCTTGTAATATTCTACGAACAAATCTAAATTCAGCTTCTTGTGTAGAATCTATACCAAATCCACTATCAGTGATGACCTCATTTCCTTTATAATCTACAAATGCAGTCAATTCCACACCATCGTATGCAATTTTCTCTACAGATTCACCATAAATGTTTGTATTTACGTAAGCTAAGTTAAGTTTATACAAAATTACGGGTGTATCTACGATTTCTGCACTTAATTCACGATTAACGTGTTGAAAAAATTCAAAATCACGGTTTCCTACGAACTTTGCCATATTACTTTACATATATTGGAAGGGGAACCTTGTTCATTATTGTTACTTGGTGTTCTACTGACTCTGCTTGTAGTTTCATTTGTTCGTGATAACCAGCTTTGGTCAATGTTTCTTGCAATTCTTTAACCAACATCTCTTTTTCTTGTTGTGCTTCTCTTCGTAAGACCTCACCATCCATCTTAATATCACTATTTGGGATTGGCACTCTCTCATACTTGGAACGAATTGTTCCTAATAGTTCTTTGGCGAGTGCCAATGTGTATTTGTAAATCCAAACCTTACCAATTGAATTGATATTGTTATATGGTAAATGTTCTAACGGAACATTTGATAGGTCACTCACAAATTCATTTTGACTTCCTGACTGAATTAATGTTCCTGACTTTTCACTAGTAACATAATAGTCAAAATACATATTAAATGCTGTTGTTGGAACAGGTGATATTCTTAAGATATTATTAGAAATCGTAAATGTATGAATACTCTTTCTAATTTGGTCGTTGATTTCAATAGCTTGAACTCTCAACATATCCTCATAAGCAGGCATCATAACAAATGTGATGGCTGGTGAGTATCCATCAAACCCAAACTCTGCGAATAGATTGGTAATACCAAGTCCAGTAGCGGCAAATGGGTCGTAATATCTAGCAAGAGCGGGTGTTGATTCGTGGTAAATCTTTCTAATCTCTAAACTTTCACCACTTTCACTAACATCACCCCATAATGCCTTAAGGTCATATTTTGCAGTATTAGCAGTTGTAGTAATAAATCCACGTTTTAACTCAACATCACCACCGGCGAGAGCTTCGGTTCCGTAGTCTTTTGATAATTTTACAATTTGTGTTAATGGAGAACCAACAACATTCTTTTGTGTAATGTCAGTAGATGTAGAACTACCGAGAATATTATACATATAGTCTCTAGCTCTAAACTGATTGACTTGTTTTCCATACTCAATTGTAGCTTCTTCAAAACAAGCATAGATTTGTAAGTCCTGAAGTTCCACATCAAGAATGGGATAACCCAATCTGGTAGCAACAAAGTTAGCTACTTTTGGACCATCGGTTTGGAATGTTGATTCTATATCAAAAATACCGAACGGGGTGAGTCCATTTGGGTTTGCTGGGTTACCATCGTAAGAAAAATATTCGGGAGTAGTTGCCATTAATATTCTCAGTAGAAATTATCCTGACTATAAATAGTGGTTATAACCAGTAGACAACCTATTTATGAACATCATTTGAACCGGAGACTATTATGTACCGATATCGTGCTATAGTTTTAAAGGTTATTGATGGTGATACTGTTGATGTTGACCTAGACTTAGGGTTTGATGTCTGGTTAAGAAAACAACGTGTCCGGTTATATGGAATAGACACCCCAGAAAGCAGAACCAGAGACTTGGAAGAAAAGAAATTTGGGTTGTTGGCGAAAAACTTTATACTAGAACATTGTCCAATTGGTAGTGAGATTATTGTCCAAACTCACAAGGATGATGCCCGTGGTAAATTTGGTCGTATTCTTGGCGAACTCATCGTTGAGGATGGCACTTTAAATCTTAACAAACATATGATTAGTGAACATATGGCCGTAGAATACTTTGGACAAAGTAAAGATGACATTGAAGCACAACACCTAGAGAATCGTCGTATACTCTACGAACGTTGGGAACAGGAAACTATTCTTTAACAACGTGTGTGTGGTCATCTACAGTTTGAATTAGTCTGTCTACCAATCTAGATATTGCTTCTGGTTTTTCGTCGGCTTTAAATACTACTCGTATCTTAGCCATACCATTTGAGTTTTTACTGATTGTTCCTGAGTCTATTTGTAGGTTTTTAATGGAATGTTCTTTTACTTGTTCACCATTTGATTCCTTTCGTCTCAGGAAAGACAACAAACCACGTTTTAATTTGGATGGTTCGTTATCACCAATAGCGAGTTTTGTTTTAAACTCCATTTCTAATTCGGATAGACCAATAGAAGAGTGGTCTGCTAAAACAAATAATGGGACGACCATCTCATTACCATTAATGTTGAATGTGGTAGTGAGTGGCGTCCCATCTTTGTCAAAATAATTTGAAAGATTGTTAATATGTTGTCGTTCCGAAATACTATTTGCTATCATAGCGGCTTCTTGGATACCGCCTAGTAACTCTTCTAAATTAAATTTTGCCATTATCGTAACCCGTATTGTTTTTTAATCTTGTTTATCTGATTTGTAACTTCTCTGTATTCCTTTTTTAATTCTGGACTTACATTGAAGCTCATAATAATGTTACAATGTGGACATTGTGATGTTGGATTCTTAACGATAAAGTCTAAGTCTAACCCAATATCCTGACCACAGGATAAACAAGGCATTGCCATATTAATGTAACCCTTTTGTTAAATGATGTCAACTAGTTGGAGCAGGTACTACTGCTGGGTCCATCATCATTTGCATCATATCTGATAGCTTTAACATTCCTTCGGTTGGTGGTAGTTGTTCTGCGTGAACTTTAACATCATATTTAGCAGAGTTGTCTGTGCTACGGGTGTTTTCTTTGTGTGTAGAAACCTTACCCGACATCTTGACCGAATACTTAGCACCCCAGAATCCACCTGAAACTGATGCGTCTACTTGAGAAGAAGTATCGGTTGAGCTGGTTGACATCTCAGAACTCTTAACTTCCATAGTAAACTGAATATCAGCAGATGTGATTGCTAATGCTGGAATGGGGACGAGTGGTAGAAGGGGAACCATAGAATTGATTTGTTGTAGTTCTAGTTCTTGTGTGTCAGGATTTTGCACATACCTGTTTAACTGAACATCAATCTTTCTAGCGGAACTCTTGTCTCCGTCTTGTGGTTCAAATGCGACTTCTTGGATATACTTCCAAGTGATATCATTTAATTGTGCTTGACCTTTAGCCATTCCAACGAGTGGTTGTACAATCAAATCCTCAATAGGAAGTCCTGCGAATTGTTCTGCAACTTCATTTGCCATAACATTTCTCCGTTAACTGTTTGTTATAAATAGGTTACGTAACAATTAAAAAAAATCGGGGTGGGTCCGAAGACCCACCCCTCTTTTTTATCCATCAACTTCAGATGTTATCTTAGACTAATTCTAGTCCGTCAATAACAATCTTACCGAAGAACTCTGGGCGGACAATCTTCTTCGCGTAGCGAGTCATGACACCACGTCTTGGTGTGAAGTTATCTGGGTCGTACACTAGAGGTGTCATTAGGAGCGGAATGTACGGAGCGTACACAGCACCTGTCTCTAGGAAGTTTGCTCCACGGAAGCCCATGAGGACGATGTTCTCTGTCATGTATGGGTTCTTGTAGATTGTGAAGCGGTTTTGGAATGAACCAACCTGTGAAACACCAGCGGCAAACTCCATCTTGTCACCATTTGTTCCAGCCATGAAGCCTGGGATGGTTTCAAGAATTGTAGCAACTGTTGGAGAAACAACTGCGAAGTTAGCACCACCACGGAGTGTGAGTTGGTGAATTCTGTTGGAAACTCTCTGCATCTTCTGACCGAGAGTTTGGAACCATGTCATGTTTGTCCATGCGGTTCCATTTGTTTGTGCATCAAAACTGGTTCCGTTCCAAACGTTACCAATTTGAGCTGACCAGTAGTCAGTTGTTGTAGCATTGACGATAAGCATATCAAGAATCTCAAGGTCAATCTCAAGAGAAATATGGTCGCTTAACATTGCTGTTAACTCAGCCTCAGCATCAACACTGTGGTAAGCGTTGAGGTCCTGAGCGAGTTCTGGTGACCAGACAGCTTTCAACTTACGTGTCTTAGCTGCGATTGTCTCGCTACGTAGTTGAATGTTGATTTCTGGAATGTTGAGGTTTGTTCCGTCAGGAGTTTCTCCACCCTGAATTGGATCTCTGTCCTCAAAATCACCACGGTTTGTTTCAACTGGTTGTTGACTATATGCAACTGTTGCTAATGTTCCATCAATTGGAGCTACAAAATTAATGAAAGCTCTATCTGCAGTTAGTGCAGTAAATTGTGGAAGGAATGTTGATCCAAAATCAATACCAGATCCAGATGGAACAAAACTACGAACACCTTCTAAATCTGGGCGTGTGAATCCACTGTCAGATGAAGAAATCTGATATCTCATATAAACAGTTGAAGATGAAGTTTCCTCATAATTGAGGTCGGCGGCAGATGCGGTTGTAACTGCAACTCCACCAGCTAAAGTAGCGGTTTGTTCATTAACTGAATAACCGAAACGACCCGCGCCATAGAAACCATCTCTTGGTAGGTCACCACTACCACTTGTGACTCCGTAGATAGACTCGTTTACAGCACGGTCACCACGTGCGTTGTTGTACTGGAAGTCCATGAAGAAGACTAGTCCAGCTGGAAGGTTCATTGGTTGTACAGAAACAAAGTTCTTAGCAGCAATCTGTCCAAGAACCTTTCTGACCAATGGAAGAGCAACACCAGCCCAGCTTTCTAGACCGGCTGTTGTTTGTGTTGCTGATGCTTCGTTAAGAAGCTGACCTGCTTGGTTCTCAAGAAGAACGGCCATACCGTTTCTCTCATGACCCTCTAGGCCTTCTAGAAGACCACTCTTTTCCCACTTATCAGCCATTCTACGTGCTTCGTTTGATAGCTGTTGGTGAGCTGTAGCGGCTTCCGTTAGAAAACTTGATACATCACTCATGTTTCAATCTCCGAAATTAAATGTTAAATTAAAGTACTTTGACACCGGCTAGCTCCTGCATTCTTCTGCGGAAGTCAGCTCCTGTGTCTTCTTTGATAACTTCTTTTGTTGGAGCAGTTGACCCAACAACACCAGATGCGATACTTTCAGTAACGACCTGTTGTGTTGACACCTGCTTCTTAGCTGTCTTGCCTGGAATTGTTGCCTCACTTAGTGTAGCATAAAGCAACTTGACCTCACGAAGAGTAGTAGCAAGGTCGAATGTCTCAACGACATGAACCTTCTGTTCTTTTGTGAGTTCGCGGTTTTTGAACAGCTTGTTTGTAAAGAGTAACTTAGCATTAAGAAGATTGACTTCATTGAGCTTACCACGAAGTATTTC